GGGGTTTGTCTAGGGCTTCAATACGTCAAACGTTAATTCAAAGTGTTGTAGATATTACGGATACTGAATTAGGTGGGGGTAAAAAAGCTATCCGGCAAATATTACCTCTTGGGCCAACTGACGATGACTTAGTACGAGCTACGAAGCCAACTCCTGCAGTTGATATATTTAAGTCCGGTTTAAAACCGGCACCTTCCGGACGAGTTACGCCTCCTCCCCAACCCCCGACAAGAAGTCGTTTGTTAAGGAGGTTTCAGGAAGAAGGTGTTTTACCTCCGCAAGGAGCACCGCAAGGACAAACCAGGCAACGATTAGCGCAGGCTTTCCCAGATGATCCCATCCTTGGCACACGGTCCGGGATTGCATCACTTAACGTGGGGAACTAAATATGGACAGACAAAGACTTTTTACACAACTCCGGTTGCATGAGGGCGTAGAGCATATGCCTTATAAATGTAGTGCTGGATTTTTAACGATCGGGGTGGGTCGTAACATCGAGGAACGCGGACTGTCTGACGATGAGATTGATTACATTCTCAACAACGATATCAACATCGCCACTGACGAACTGGTCAGAACCTTTGATTGGTATCCTGATCTTAATGATGTACGTCAACGTGTCGTAATTGACATGGTGTTTAACCTTGGCATGCCGCGCTTTCAACAGTTTAAGAAAATGATCCAAGCCTTGGATGAAGGAGACTACAAAGAAGCATCAATCCAGATGATGGACAGCCGTTGGGCATCTCAGGTAGGTGCCCGAGCAGAACGTTTACGGGATATGATGGAAACAGGTGAAGATTCAACTGATTTTTAAATCAACCATTGTTTACCCTCTTCTCCAAGCACTTTATCCGCAATGTTAATTTTAGATCGCAGTGCTTTTAATATCTTTTCATCAACCGTCCCAGGTGTTACAAAATCTATATAGGTGCAAAAATTCTTCTGTCCAATCCGGTGAATCCTATCCTCAGACTGTAATCTACTCTCAAGATCATAGCTGTTACTGTAGTAAATCATGGTAGATGCTGCGGTAATCGTAATCCCATAACCGCCCGTCTTCGGTTGTCCTACAAAAAACCGTAAAGGCGACTGCATATCCTGAAATCGTTCAACAATATTGACGCGATCTTCCGAGCTAGTCGAACCATAGTAAGAAGCAACACTGTCTGTCCCATATTGATCGGCAATCGCTGACTCTATCTGTTTAATGTTGTGTGTGAACGTAGCCCAGATCACGACTTTGCCGCTAGTTTCTTCTAAAACCTCCATCAGATTATTGATTCGTGTCTTATCCAAGTCTTGTATCTCGCCATCGTCTGTTGTCAGAATGCCGCAGACAATCTGCTGTAACCGCATAATCTGTGTTAGCACGCTAGTAGTGGTTGCTAGCTCTCCATTTTCTAATTTTGCCAAGGCTAACTTCTTCATCTGGGCATACACCGGTTTTTGCTTATCAGACAAACTGATGTAACGTGGTTGATACACTTTCTCCGGAAGATCCAGGCATTCGTCTTTTGTTACTCGAAAGCTAAATCGACTGAGCTTTTCTGTCAGTTCATCTAATTTTTGATAGCCAACAATGTCTTTAAATACTTTTGGGCCGATCGACTTGTTGACCACAACGGCATACCTAGCACGAAAGCTATAAAAACTTTTAAATCCAAGCGCATTTGGCGACAAAAAAAGACACTGTGAATATAGGTCGATCGGTGACTTTGTGATCGGAGAGCCGGTCAAAATACGTCTGTACTTTGATATGCGTCCGAGAGCTATGCAATTTTTTGTTCTGGATGCAGAACTGTTCTTAATCGTCGTTGATTCGTCAACGATGACCATGTTTTCTGGAAACAACTCTAAAAACCGGTGGGCAAATTTCATTCCTTTTTCTGAACTGAGTGCCTCAATGTTCATAATGAACAGTTTTAGTGGCCCTGGGTTGAGCATGAAATGAACAAGTTCTTTTTCATATGCCTTTGTGTGATTAGGTTGCCACATTAATATATCGGTTTGTTCTAAGTAATCCTCGTGCAAGTGGTTTGGTATCTCTTTATGCACCCAATTTCCAAAAACACCTTTTGGAGCTAACACTAGAACCGCATCAAGCTGCTTTTCTACATACAAAGCACCGATGGTATCGATCGCTACTTTTGTCTTGCCTGTGCCCATCTCCATGAACAATGCGTAGTATTTCGCAGACCACGAAACATCGAAAGCCTGCTGTTGGTGTTGGTATGGTTTTGTTTTGAACTGATACATAATTTCCCCTTGACGTATGAGATTTTATCTAATTAAATAAGAACTGTCGAGGGTCTTATCCACTCTCTTAAACAAGAAGGAATGAACATGGCTAAAGAAAACGTAGCCTCAATTTTTGAACAAAGGGCAAGGGACAAAACGTCACAAATTGAGGATTTGAAAAACGATGATCAAGAGTTAGTTGGTCAAAAAATTCGTATGGCTAACCTACTCGAAGATGAAATGAAGATGTTAGAGGACGAAATTAAGTCGAAAAAAAAGGAATACGATCGATTAATTTACAATGAAATCCCTGAACTTTTTCAAGATCTTCAACAACTTGAAGTCAAGTTGCTTGATGGCTCGTCCATAAAAATTGAGTCATTTTACAGCGCAACCATTAAACTGGAAGATCGTGAGGAAGCCTATCAATGGCTTCGTGATCACAACTATGGAGATCTTATTAAAAATGAGGTCAAAGTCGGCTTCCAATCAGGTGAAGATGAAAAGGCTAGTGATCTGATGCAAATAATCCAAGAGATGGGTTTAGCAGAAAAAACAGAAAACAAAGAAACGATTCATCACGGAACTTTACGCAAATGGGTGCAGGAGCGTTATGAGCAACCCGTCCCAGGAGAGGTGGTCCCCGTCGAATTGTTTGGGATATACAATGGTAAAAAAGCAAAGATAAAAAGAGGCACTAAATAATGGCAACAGCAAAAAAAGTGGCAACTAATGCAAAAAAAGAAGTCGCAGTCGCAGACATTTTTGAACAAAACGCTGGACGTAGGTTTGACATAGATCAAGACGACAAATCCATACCGTTTATCAAAGTTTTGACTGCCGAAATGGCTGATGATTATGACGCTAAAGGTGGAGACATCTTACACACGTCCACAGGTCAAATTTATAAAGGATCTGAGGGTATTTATGTGATACCGATAGCTTATGAGCGTGTGTTTATTCATTGGCAAGATCGCCAACTATCGGATACCAAGGCCCCTGTCCGTATTTACAAAAAACATGAAAAGTTGCCCAAAACGTTCCGATCAGAAGATCCTTCAGACTTCAAAGATTACATCAGCGGAGGACAAAAGAAAGATTATCTGGAAGATACCCGACAGTGGTATGTCATGGTTTACGATGAAGAAAACGGCTGTAATGCTGGCATGATTGCTATGAAAAGCACTCAATTGAAAAAATCGAAGGCTTGGATGGATTTATGCGAAAGTCGCAGGAAAAAAACAGCAGACGGAAAATTATATGCTGCTCCATACTGGTCTCATCTCTATTGCTTGAAAACTAAGCAAGTCACCCGAGAACCCAATCAAAGGTGGTATGAATGGTTGCCTGCATTACATCGAGCAATGTCGGATAAAGGTGCAGATTTACCGATAATCGAAGAATGTATTCATTATGAAAATATGTTCTTTGAAGGACAGATTGAAGTGAAGTACGAAGAAGAAAATGACGGAGAGCTAGTCGAGGACGCTGGACCCGGATTCTAAGTTAAGTTGCGGCCTTCGGGCCGCTTTTCTTTGGAGAACTTTATGTCAGATGTAGAACGCTTTGCGTCTATTTTTGACGGACTACGATCTGCTTTTGGCACTTACGAAATAAATAATAAGCAGTTAAACGGAAAGAACACCGGACGTGCGTCTGTAAAAAAAGAACTACGCAAAACGACAGATTGGGAAGGGCACCTTTCAGGTAAAGGAGCTTCTATTGGTATTATCCCAATCAATGAAGACAACAACGTAAAATGGGGATGTGTGGATATCGATCAATATCCACTGGACCACGGCGCGTTGGTTACTAAAATTCGACAACTTAAATTACCTTTAGTGGTCTGCCGGTCAAAGTCCGGGGGAGCACATTGCTTTTTGTTTTCTGATGATTGGATAACCGCTAAGTTAATGCAGGAAACGCTGAATCATCTTGCCGCTTCTTTAGGCTATGGCGGTAGTGAAATATTTCCAAAACAGATTAAGTTGAACTTAGATCGAGGCGATGTCGGTAACTTTTTAAACATGCCTTACTATGACGCAGAAGATGGACTGCGTTACGCGATTCTGGATGACGGAACAAGTGCCACGCTCCAAGAGTTTTTTGATTTACACCAAACCTATGTTCAGACAGTAGAGCAGATACAGGCCCTTCAGGTCCAAGAGACAGTTATCGTTACTGATACAATCCTTACCGATGCTCCGCCATGTATTCAACACTGTACCGCTCAAGGATACCCAGAGGGCACGCGCAACAACGGATTATTTGGAATAGGTGTGCTGTTGAGAAAAGCAGCACCAGACAGTTGGGACACTTTGATACAAGAGTG